CGCCCATGGTAGCAAGAGCTCCCCTAGATAAGCACACTAGGAGAAACATCAAGCGCTGCCTCGATGTGCTAGTAAATATACACCAGCTTTATGGCTTTAAGGGTGAATTCAAACTCGACAGTACCGTCGAACACTGGGAAACACTAGTGGCTGATTGTGGCAGCTGGGTGAAGGTCGCAAAGTACAAACTTGCGGCTTACTTCGCCTGGCACACAAATCAGAAAGAACTACCACCGGTGCCCTTCCAATGTTCTGACCATCCACACGTCCTCCTAGGAGGACGACTTGGACGATTCGCTGATCTGTTCCTAAAAAGATCATCCCATCCGGTCAGGCTCTCCTTCCTTGCAAGTATTAAACAAAGCAAGAAAGGTATGCCGAGACCGACCGAGAAGATGGTTCAGGATTCAGTCAGGACTACAGTCGAGAAGCTCACCAATAAAACCATAAGCCCAATGACGGTAACAGGACTTCTACCGTGGTCAGAAGTGGAGGATTATCCTAACAAAGTTGGGACTTTCCTGTCACAGATGGAATTCGAATCACAGCTCGAGAGAACAGTGAAAGAACTCTTCCATGACAATCCACTAACCACGCAAGAACGCGTAGAGGCCTGTTTTCCATCAACCTCAGCGAATTATATAAACTCAAGGAGCAATGCGGGAGCGGTAGGTTCAATACTACAGCATCCAACACTACTCAAGGGTCTAAGACGCGAAGGTGGGTATATAAACTACGAGGCAGGAAAGGAGAGGAGGGACGAGATGATAGAGAATGAAGAGGAAAAGGTGGAATCACAACCACCCGACTTTAAGGACGCTTACCAAACTTTATGGATACGCTTATTAGGCGAAGCATCAAGAGAGGAAAACGTGGCAGTACCAGTTGGACTGGCAGAGCCCCTCAAAGTCAGGGTCATAACTAAAGGACCACCCTTCATTCAAACTGTGTTAGAGAGCATAAGAAAACACATGCATGGTACCCTGAGGCGGCATCCAGCCTTCAAACTTTTGGGCCAACCAGCCGACGAGAAATACATACTCGAACGACTGGGGAACACTAAGGAAGAAGATGAATACTACCTCTCAGGAGACTACGAGGACGCAACGAACAACCTTAAGAGCTGGGTCTCAAACGCAATAGCCAAAAGCTACAGCGATGAAGCCAAACTCTACGGGGTCGAACGACGCCTCCTCAAAGACTCACTGACTGGGCACACAATACAAGGCATGCCTCAAACACAGGGACAGCTAATGGGATCAAGGACAAGTTTCCCGATACTCAACATCGCGAACGCGACCGCCACACGCTGGGCATTTGAACTCGCATCAAAAAGGGTATGGACCCTAAAGGATTTGAGAGCAATGTTCAACGGAGATGACATAGCCGGTAAGACGACGGAGTCAGGGTACAAGTTCTGGAAGCAAATCACTGAATACATAGGTCTAAAGAGTTCAGTGGGAAAAACGTACATGAGCAAGACTTTCGTCGAGATCAACAGTACGCAATACCACACTTTCACTCCACACAACTTTGTCGATTTTAAAGTCAACAAAGAACGTGTCAAGCAAAGGATAGAAGCACTACCGTCTTACGACGGCAGACTACCAGCACAAATGCTTGCAAGACCAAGACCAAGTGACCGCGAACCTGTAGTGAGAACGAACAGTTTCACAGAAACTAGATACGTTAACATGGGCCTCATGCTCGGACTCAAAAGGTCCGGCGCGAGGGTTGGTCTCTCCGACCAAGCCGACCCACGTAACAATCTAGGTGTTCGTTATCGCAAACTCATCCAAAGCTGTCCCTCTATCATGCGTGAGGAGGTGCACAATCAATTTGTGCATCACCATAGGAAACTACTTACTGCAATGAAACTTCCCTGGTACATACCAGAGTGGATAGGAGGCGTCGGTATGATCGGTATAAAGAAACCGTCAAACCTAGATCTGAGAATTGCTCAGATGATCATCTTCAATTGGAAGAAGACCCGACCCATCTCACTAGCCCATAACGAAATGAACTGGAAGACATGGCAAAAAGCAGAAAACTCTGTACCAGAACCACAATATGTTATGCAAAAAGGTCCTGGAACAGAGGCGTACAACAAAGTCGTTGCCGCCAAATGTATTGATCTGTTATTCGATTCTAACTACGAACTTACAGACCTCTACACCGACGCAATGTCTAAGTGGAAGGTCGGAACAGCAATCGCAAAGAATAGTAAATTATGGTCGCCAAGCAAATACAAGGCATTACCACAACCACTACTCGAAGAAAAGCTGATCTACCAAACACTATACGCATCCTATGGGATTGAAACATCATCC